GGTTTGGATCATGGCCTATCAAGGTTTTAATCCCGTAGCTTTTGCTCGTACCGCTGCAACTACACTTGCAAAGCACATCCGCGACGTTGAGGAGAATATGCTCCGCAACTACCAGCTAGGTGCTCTGTTGGAAGCTGCTGGTCGAGTAAACTACAACAATTCCGGTGAAGGTTTCGACTGGCCAGTACAGTACCGTCTACATAAAGTAGAAGGTAATACTGGTGAAACAGCTCGTAACTTCTCACGTAAAAACTTGTGGAAATCAGCAAACCTAGAGTATCGTGGCTATCAAGCTACTGACTCTATGTACTACCGCGAATTCCGCAGTAACCGTGGCGAAGAAGGAATCATCAAAGTATTTGATAATTTTGTTCAGCGTCTTGAAACTTCTATCGAGCAGTCGCTTGGTGGAGAATATTATGTTAACGGTGAAGTAACTGCAAATAAGCAGGGTTGGCATGGTATGGAATCTATGTTCTCTGATTCATCAGGAGCTGGCCCAACTCAAACTTTCACATATAGTGGCGGTGGCGCAGTTCAAACTAAAAGTGCCGATGACATTGTTGCTGTTCCAGTTGCTTCTTATGCTGGAATCAACACTGCCAATGGTACTTATGGCGGTGAGCAGGAATCTGGTACAGCTTGGCCAAATGGCGTTGCTGACCCAGAGTATGATTTCTGGAGTCCACTGATTGTCGATTATACATCGACGAAATTTTCTGGTAGTGCTGATACTTGGGCTGCTCAGGGTGATGAAGCTATGCGATTCGCCATTATTCATGCTCAGCGTAACACTAGCCAGAAAGGTCAGATTACCAATGTCATGTTGGCTCGTGACCTGTATATGGATCTTCTTAACTTAATTGATGAGAAAGAACGTATTCAGATTACAAGTGAGCACACATTGCGTGCCCTTGGATTCAAAAATACTGTCAACTTTGACGGTATCGAAGTTTCTTGGGAAGTAGCTGTTCCTTCTGGAGTAGGTTACGGACTAAACTATGAGTGCATGGAGCTTAAGTCCATGGATGATTCTCTCCTTCGTTCTGAAGGCCCTGAGTATGATATCCATAGCCAAAGCTTTAATGCTGTTGTTTCGACATTATCTAACTTGAAGTTTGCTTCCCCACGGAACTTCTTCAAGCTAATGTCTGTATAATCCCTTTTTAGGAAAGGAATCATAATTATGATTCATGTAGATCCCCCATTTGATCTGGGTGAAACCCTTAAGGGGACTCAGAAAATTGTTAATGACGATGGGTCAGTAACTACTACTGTCATCAATGACCATTGGGAAGGCGCAGTATTTGAGTTTCCCGATGTAGACCGAACTCCAACAGTTCGCGGTGGAAAAAGCCGACGAAGTGGTGGAACACTTCGAGCTGTGTGCGTACGTAATATCAAAGGCTCAGCCCTAACAGTAGCTACTGCTACTTATGGTCTAGTTCTTGGATTTGGTACTACAGCTACTGGAACTGGACGAAAAGCAGCTGGTCAAGTTGCAGGTGCAAGTCTAACTGAAGGCGATTGGGCCGGAGTTGGCGACCCTGAGCTTGGCACAACTACTGTCGCAGATGATGACCTATTCTGGTTGATTATCGGCGGAGCTGTTCCAGTTTACGCTGAAGGCGCTATTGGAGTAGGTAATGCGGTTGTTGCAGATGCAGGTACTGATGGACATGCCATCGTTGCCGACGCTGCTAACGTCGTTGGTGGAGTCTTGGGTATTGCTCTTGATGACATCAGCGATGACAACGCAGGTCTAGTTCACCTTTGTGTTAACTATTAATAACTGATACCCGGCTGTACAGCCAGCAAAAACACTTCCTTCGGGATGTGTAGGGTCTTGGGTGTGATGCCGGGTTCCTTTCGGGGGGCCCGGCATTCACTTTTTAAGGAGAGTAATGTGGCTTGGAAACAACTAAAACCTTTTAGAGGTGCTTTCGATTGGCGCAATTTCTTTCAAAATGATGTCGCAAATAACGCCAACCGAGCTGAGTTTGCAAAGCAATGGGGTCTTAACAAGACTGAAAATGGTAGAACAGTTAAAGGCCCTCGGCAGTGGGGTTGGGATTACTTTCATGGAAACTGGGGCAAGATGCTTAATGACCAGAATCCTTGGCAAGATAAGTTTGACCGCCAAAGGCGTTTTTATAAAGCTGCTTGGGACATGTGGGACGATCCTGAATTTTCTGAAATACGAAAAGAATTCGGCAATTGGGGAGATGAACAGCAGGATACTTTTGAAGGTGGAGCAGAAGATACATTTAATCAAGATTCAGGGACTACAATTAACTATAATGCAGGAACTGGATCTAATGTAAATTATGGTTCAGGTGCTTTAGGTGGTGGCCAAGACGAGCCATACTTTGGCGAAAATATTGAAGGTGGTAATACAGGCTTATCTTCTTCAGGTTCTAATACTGGTAATACACAAATGCCTGACTTTTGGAGATAAAGATGCCACAAGGACAAGGATATCTGATCCTAGATGGACAGACACAACAGCCGATCGGTCAGATACCGCCCGGCACACCACTTCCTCCAGATGCTATTCAAGCAGCTCAACAGGGAGTTATTCTTATTGCTGACCCAAGTACAGGTCAGCCGATTAATCCACAAGAACTTGCAGGTCAAGGTGGCCCTCCAGGTGGAATGCCTCAAGATTTAGCAGGGCAATCAGCTATGCTTCAACAAGGGCAACAGCAAGGTACAGTCCGGCCAATGCCACCAGGCGGTGGGCCAGGCGGCCCTCCAGGTATGGGCCCTGCTGGAGCAGGAGCACCAGATGGCATGAGTCGTCAAGCATTAGAGCAATCTTTATTGCCAGGTGCTAACTCAGTTCAGGCTGGTGGAATGTATCCCGCACCGCCTAATGCTCAGCAAATGATGCCACCAGGCCAGCCACCAGGGGGCCCTATGCCTCCACAAGGGCCAATGCCTCCAGGTCAACCACCAATGCCACCGAGATAATAAATGAGTAAAAAGGCTTGTACAAACTGTCGCGTAGAATATCCCGTTACCAAAGAATTTTGGCATCGGGATAATTCTGCGTCTGATGGTTTTCGTTCGACATGTAAAATGTGCCGTGCGGAAGACGTAGAGAAAAAACGAAAAAGTAAACTCGATGATAGAGTTACAAAGATAGAAGATGCCGGAATAGATCTTTTAGATCAAATGTCAAAAGGAGGTTCTAGCGTTCCTCATATGGCAGAAACTTTCCAGCGTATCATGGAGGCATTTGGAGGGCCTGGGGGATTCTCCCAGCAGGTAATGTCTACATTTTACAAGGCTGCTCCAGGTAGTTTGCAAAGGCAACGCATTCTAGAAGCTGTACTTAGACTGAACATTAAAGTCTCTGAGTCAGGAGCTGCTCAAAAATCATTAGAAGAATTGACCAATGAAGAATTGGATAGTGAAATACAGACAAGCATCCAGAGCTTTATAGACCCAGACATAAGTATCCTGCATCAAATAAAACCTGCAAATGACAACTCCGAAGAAGAAAGCGAATGACCTCTTAGCTTCTATTACTGAATTTCAGAAAGAAGAACTAAGACAGCTACATGCTGAAAGGGCAAAAAGAGAATCTGAAGCATTAAGGCTTTACGAACCTCTTCCTTTTCAGGATAGGTATCATTCTTCCAATGCTAAAGAAATCTTATTGCAGGCTGGAAACCAAGTTGGAAAGTCTTTAGCTGCATTTGTAGAAGATGCTAGGGCTGCAACAGGGCAGGATCCTTATAACAAATACCCTAAAGAAAACGGCATTATGGTTTGTTTGGGTATGGATGAAGGCCACATCGGTAGAACGATACATAAGTATCTCTTTGGGGATGGTGCTTTTAAGATAATTAAAGACCTCGATACCAGTAAATGGCGTGCATGGAAGCCGTGGGTTGAATCAGATTGGGAGCGTAAAAAAGAAGCCAAGCCAGCACCTCCCCTAATACCCGAAAGATTTATAAAACAATTCGCCTGGAAGAAACGGGCACAGCATGTGTTTGAGATCTGTGAACTTCATAATGGCTGGACTATCTACGCTATGGGATCTAAAGGAGACCCTTCTCAGGGTTTCCAAGCTGACCTAGTTCACATAGACGAAGACCTTGAGCGTTCTGAATGGTACGACGAAATGATTGCTCGTCTATCTATGCGAGACGGAAAGCTCCGTTGGTCTGCATTACCCCACTCTAAGAACGACGCTCTTGTAAATCTCGCAGAACGTGCTGAGGATGAGGAAGGTCTAGCTAATCCATCAACTCAAGTTATTAGAGCTACTATCTTTGATAACCCTTTTATGCCGGAACAAGTCAAGCAAGAAAATATTAAGAGGTGGAAAGCCAAAGGTGAGGACGAATTTCGCAAACGTGCGTTAGGCGAGTTAGTAACTGATAGTGTACTTATGTACCCTACCTTCTCAAAGGATGTCCATAATGCAATCAAATTTGAAGAGCCAAGAACAAGCGTCCAAGAATACTTGGCAAATAACCACGGGATACCAGGGAAAGACTGGTGCAGGTACATGGTCGTTGACCCGGGTCACAGTGTTTGCGCTGTTACTTTCTTTGCCGTGCCCCCTCCTACTATGGGTGACTATATTGTATGTTACGATGAGCTTTATATTAAGCACTGTACGGCAGCGAAATTTGGTACTATGGTAGGGCAGAAGACGGTTAATGACACCTTCCAGGCATTTATTATTGATGCACATGGTGGTCGTATTAGAGAAATTGGAAGTGGTCTTTTACCTCGTCAGCAATACTCAAAGGAATTGGAACTAAATAAAGTAAAGAGTATACAGACTGGCAGTAATTTCCTTAGTGGTTCTGATGATGTACCTGGTAGGGAAATGAAACTAAGGAGTTGGATTAATATACGTTCCGATGGGAGTACTAAATTATTAGTTGTCACTCAAAGATGCCCCAACCTATGCAAAGAGTTTAATAGGTTCAAAAAGAAGACAGTTAATGGGTACATTACCGATGAAGGAAATAGGCGTGGAAACTGTCATGCCATAGAAACCCTAGAGTATGCGGCGGCTCATGGGTTAAAATATGTTAAGCCCAAAAGAAAGATTAAAACCATCAGTAAAGTTCAACACATTATTGATGGCAGGAAGAAAAGACG